TAAAGGTTCTTGTAAAGTCTGTAAATACTTTAGATATATCTTTAATATCCTGTATTGATTGAGTAAGAGTTATACTCTCATCCTTATACAGTTCTACCTCTTTACCCTCTATATATAATTGTAACTGTAACATTAACGTACATTGTTTATTCTGTCAAACGCAAATTCAAAGTTAACGGTGTAGTTTATTAGTTTGTCATTTAGTACTGTTTTATATTGTAATGATTTAGATGCAGGTATTATAGGTAATGTTTTACCCTCGTATCTTATCCATACGTTTTCACTAAAAAATAGTTCTTCAATAGTTTGATTCATATCTTCTTTAACAAAACCTGTGTTCATCGATAGGCTTGTTTTAGAATTTACGTTGTACCGTTGCTTTTGACCCTCGTATGTTTGATATGTTGACGTTGAATTAGCTATTGTATTACGTTTAAATGTTTCGTCTGTTACATTAGTGCTTTCAGTAGTTTTCTTAAAGAAATATAAATCTTGAAATGCTCCAAGTTTATTTACAAAGGTTACTTTAAAAGGTGTGTATTTAGGCTCACAAATATTTGTTACATTAACCGTACTTAACAATGTAGTATCGTCTGTATCATAAACCTGTATCGTAGAACTGTTAGCAGGAATATCTATGTATTGTATTTTTTGATTTGTGTTTCCATTATCCGTTATTTGAGTATCTACGGAATCAATCGTTACCTTACCAACCCCTTCTGCAAATATTGGTAATTTACCTACTGTGTTTTCGGGTAAGTAAATATCGTCTGCACTTATTAGTTTGTTTCTTAATAATTCGGGATTTGTACCATCTTCAAAATACCCATAACCATCTGTCGATAAGTAAGTAAACACTTGCGGATTGTTGTATGTGTAAGGATTATCTGATTCATCAAAATATTCAACAACAGCTTTTACCCATTTTGTTTGAGAATTATAGTCATCATTAAAAGATATTTCCAAATAATCCCTAACAAGTTCACCTATCTCTAAGGTAATATTATCGTGAGTGTCTATACGCGACTTGTTTATTTCATATTGTGGAATTGATGGTGCAGATGTCTCTGTTCCACTCCATACATATAAATCTAATTCAATTCTTTTTAATGCCATATTTATAAAGGTACTGATGCACCTGTTCCCCCTGCTCCTTGACAGTTGTTCGCTTGTACATCTATTACTATTCCGTTTGTGTCTATTTGTATTGTGTAATAATCTCCTACTCCAACTCCTGCTACATTACCCATTGATGCGGTAGAAACTCCATAATATAATATCTTTCCGTCAAAAGCACTACCACTTCTACATATTTGAGAACCCAATAATTGCGGTATCGTAGTAGCTGTTGAGGTTATTTCTGTCCTCGCTGCATAAGTTCCATCACAAAAATCTGTCGTATTATTTTTACCCGATGTTAAATAGAACAAGTTTGAACCGCATATTGAAACCGTTGCAGGTTGTATAAGTGTTTTACTACAATTTATCTCTGTTCCTACGTTTTGATAACCACTTGGTATTTCAACTTGATATTCAACAACTCTTGTTGTATCTGTCTCAACTGTTCCGAATGGTGGACTTGGTGGTGTAAAACTATTTACTGTTCCGTTTGCTGCAGTTCCTAAAGATATACTTCCGTCTTTAGCAATCTTTTGTCCTGTAAGTGCTGCAATGTCACAATCAAATACAGGGTCAACTCCAACAGTAGGTTGTGTAAATGTGTGAGAACAACAAACAGTTGCTCCTGCGTTGTCATATCCATCAGGTACTGTTATATCAAAATACAAAGTAACACTTCTATCAGAGCCTGTATTGTTTGGGTCTGCTACATAAGCTGAACCCGAACAGCTTCCTGTTTTTACCGCAGTTATTACTGCTGCTACTTGTGGATTCGTCAATGTACCATCTGCTGCTATTGAACCTCCCGACAAAGCAGGATTTGCAGGAAACGTACAAGACCAAGTTACACCCGTCGCATTTACTGTTATTGATATTGGTTGTACAGCTTCACAAGTAGTAGGATAACTATTATCTCTACCTATTGCATAAATAGTTGCACTTCCTGCTAATGTATTTGAAGTCAATGTTAATATACTTCCACTTAACGCTGTTGTTATTAATAATGGATTTGTATTAGATACAGCATAAATAGTTTCTCCTGTAAAATATCCACTTAAATCGATGTCCGTTGTATCACCCTCTGCATCTAAAGTTTGTGCAGGGATAGAACCCGAAGTTGTTACTGATGGAGTACAGGGTGTTTCAACCGTTGAGGTTGTAGTACCTGCTTGGGTTGTTGTTAGACCACACTCTAAATACAAGTCTGCTGAATTAGAAAAACCAAATGGAATTGTTAAGGTAAAAATAACCGTTCTACTTGTATCACTACTGACCGTAGCAAACTTCCCATCAGCAAAATCACCTGCCGAACTTGTATAAGAATACACTAAACCATAGTCAGGACTTGGCTCTGTTACAACTCCTTGATTGTCTATTGAGAATCCTGTTAAATTAGCAACACCACAATCATATAATCTTAATGGTATTTGTGGTTCTGTTAGGTTTAAATAAAACGGACTTCTTACGTTTATTTTTGTACTCATTTCTTAAATACTTTATCTATTGACACTTCAAAGTGGTTAAACAATTCTTTTTCTAATGCAATTAAATGTTTTTCAAATGGCTTTGTGAAGAATAAACTAGCTTTCAATCCTTTGCTATAAATACTTTTAGCAACTAAAAATTGAATAGACTTTTCAAAACCTACTGTACTTATTTTTCTGCCTGTAAACTTTCCTTTTTGTCTTGGTGCTAATCCTTTTCTTACTATCCATTTATCCAACTTACTAGGTGGTGGCATTTTATCTGTGTAGGCATAGACAGTTTTTTTATCATAAGGTTGTTTCGCTGCATCTTTTCCGCCATAAGGTTTAACAGCACCTTTAACCCCTTTATCTATATACTTACCATACTGCAATCCTAAGAAGTTTAAAATAAATGTTTTCTCATCTTCTCCTAACTTAGCTTCTAAAGAATTGCTTAGATTGCCTGTAACGTCTTTTCCCTGCGTTTTAAGTTCTCTTTTCGCTTCAAGTATAACTAAGTCCCCAAACTTTCTTAAAGTCTTTCTAACGTCCTCTAATCGCATATACTGATGTCATTAGAAGTTATTATGTCAAAAGTAAGTGCCCAACCTGCTACTAAATGTTCGAACCTATCTGTAAAAGGCTCACAACTTGCAACACCCTCTAATTGATATTGGCTTGTAAATAAATCGCCTCTCTTTAGTTCTATCATTAATCTATTCTGTACAGCTAACTGTGTATTAAGAATATCTTGTTCGTTGTTATTGCCTCTAAATATATCTGTAACATCCTCTTTGCTAGAATCAACTATATCCATAGACAAAACTGATATGTTAAAACTAACTGTGTTATTTGGAAAGGAAACATTATTCACTACAATATGTGATAAAGGAAACATAGTTTGCTTACTTAAATCTATATCAGTAATGTTGCCAAAGGTAACTGTGTTAACATTAACGTCCTCTAGTAATTGGTTCTTTATTGTTTCAGTTATTTGATAAAATGCTCTTGTTCCCTGCTGACTCATTTATATACTTTTGCTATTCTTTTAAGTTGATTGTGTCTTTTTTGCGTGTATGTATTATCTGAATTAAATACTCTGCCATAAATAAAACCTAACTCCTCTTCAGGTGTTGTCTTAGAATTGATAGAATCAAACTCAGCTTCTGTTAAACAATTAGGTAAATGATAAGGAAAGATATTAGCAAGTGTTTTTTTAGTATCACAGTTGCACTTACCTGATTGACAAAACTTAGTTTCTTTTACTTGCTTCTTTTTTCTCATTTGTATATTTTTTTAAGTTGCTGTGCTTCTAGTTCGTTTTTCTCTTTCATAAAAGCCAACATTGTTAAACATTTCATAGCCGAGAGTTTTGTGATATTTTCAAATCGTTCAATATCTCCGTTAGAGAGTGCAAAGACTGATTGATACCAACCCCATTTACTTCCAAAGTTTGCAACTGCTCCGAGGTCAGATTCTCCCCCAACTCCTTCTGAGAATAATTCAGGGAAAGAGTCAGTAGTTCGCTTCTTAAATTCCAAAAAAAAACCATAGCACCTAAAGGAATATTTAAAGGCACATCTAGCATTTTATCTGCATTGTCAGTTCCATCGTAGTCTTCTATGATATACCTTTCTCCTTTTCTATATTCTATAGGTCTATATAAAATACTCATAGCCTTATGCATATTTTTCCAAGAGCCTAAATAAGTATCAAGGTCAATATACTCTCCTAAGGTTATGTCGTCTAGCTTAGGTATAAAACCATACTCTCTGTCATCTAATTTAAACACACTAACTAAGTCTGTGTCTTGTTCTAGCAAACTATAAATATGATTTGTTATGTCTCTAAGGTCATTAAATTTAATTTGTAATGTTAGTTCTAAATCTACTTTGCAAAATATTTCTACTGTCTTTTGCATTAGAAAGGTACTGTCTTGGTTACCCTCTATGTTTACCTTTTCAAACTCCATATACTGTTTAAGAGTAATGTCTTCTATGGTGTCAGGTATTTGCAAATGTAACTTCATACTTGTATAACGTATTTAAAAAAAAGTTTATAAAAAAAGAGCAGCTACTAAAAGCTGCCCTAAGTTAACAAAATTAAAACAAATAAAACTTAGCCTTTTGGATGGTCGGCTAATAACCAATATTCTTTCTCACATCTTTCAGAACAAAAACCTTTCATATACCTTTCGTCTATTCTGTCATTACAATTATCACAACAATAGTTCTCTCTATATGTGTCTATGATATGCTCTGCTATCTCTGACCAATTAACATCATTAATAAAAGCTAAGGCATAGCTTTCTGCTAAATCATTCTTAGACTCTAATAATTGTTCTACATACTCTTTTAGCCATTGACCAAACTCATATTTACTCAAGTTGTCTATATCCTCTGCCCAATTATCTGTATCTATATCTTTAAAGATTTCTAAGTTAACTTTCCAAGTAGCGTAATTAGTCCATCCGTTATGCATTTTTCCAAGCTTTAGAGTTTCTAAATAATTCTACCTTTCTTCTGTGGCTACCTAATACCTTACCACATAATCTAATAGCCTCGGTATAATACCTGCTACCTTTCTTAATAGTCTTTACCTTGCCCATTGCATTGGTAAGCTGAAAACTATTCTCAGCAATGTAATACTGTCTGCTGTTATAACCAAAGCTAGTTGGCTCTTGGTCTGTCTTAATGCTGCCGATATACTTACCATCGACATAATACTCTAGCGAGTAACCTAAATGTTCAAATACTTGTGTCATAATTTCTATTCTTTGTTTCTTAAATTTATAAAAAAATGTTGAAAAATGCAAATATGTAAATCCATAAATACATATTACCTACTATTGATATTCCTAGTATGATTGATAACAACCATCTTTTCGGCGTCATAAACTTCCACCACTCTTTTAATATTTCAAAATCTGTTTTCATAATATTTAATATTCTTTTTGTATACATTGAGCACATAATGGTATTTCTTGTACATACTTTTGTGCAAATAATTCTTCTAGTTCGTCTAAAGGTTCGTTGCAATAAGAGCAATTCATAATATAATTATTGGTTAATAATAAAGAGGGATTGCTCACCCTTTTTTTTTATTCTTTTACTATACCTTTGTTGTAAAATTCTTTTAATTCTTTTTTTGTGTAACCGCCGTATGTGTATGTTCCACTTTCTTTAAAAACATATCCGGGTTTTGTGATTTCAATCACATATTTAAAGTCAGCTAATTGATGCCATTTGTTGTCGGTAATTTTTGCGTGTTTCATTGTTATAGTTTTAATTATTAATACTTAAAGATAAGACCTTTATCTGAGTTATCAAAATATTTTAATAATTATTTTATCTTATAACGTATTTACCAAAGTTAGGTTTGCTTAAAATACTATAAGTTCCGTAGCGTAAAGCATCAATTAAATGGTTGTGTCTATCTATTGGTTTGTTTATAGTTTTACCACTTCTATCCTCATCCCATTTATAGTTTCTAAATTCTTGTATGGCATTGTTGCTGTCTTGTGTTAAGTGTATTTTGTATCGCTTTAACAAATCTATACCTGCATTAATACTATCTCTGCCTTTTATACTAGGTCTAATATTCCAACCCATTCTCCTAAGTTCATCTACTAAACGCACTTCGGCTGAGTCTGCCCATATCATTTCTCTGTCTATATTTAAGCTACTAAGAAACTTATTTATATCAGTAGTAGTCATCATAGTGCGATACAGAAACTCTTTTGCATAAAGATTATAACCATCTATCCAAATGCCAATTAAAGTTGTAGGGTCATTAGTATATCCAAAATCCATACCATAGGAAAGAAACTTAGCTGTTTCAGGTATATAGTTTACCTCAACATATCTAAAAATAGTTGACTTGCTAACTCCTTTAATACCTAAGCCATATATCTGCCAATACTGTTCGTCTGTTTCTCTTAGCCTTTCAATCTCCTGCTTGATGCTATCTCCTAAGAACGGATTATCTAAATAGGTGGTTCTAAAAAAGTCACAGTCCTCTCTAGGTATTACCTTATCATATATCCAATGGTACTCATCAGAGGGGTTGTAATCTATTATTACCTTTTCTTTTGTTCTAAATAAAAGCTGTTGCCAATCTTCCCAAAATAATTCATTAGCTTCATTAATAAATAGCAAGTCCCTTTTTCTACCCCTAACCTTTTGTGGTTGGTCTAAAGAAATAAACTCTATTAGGTTGCCATATAAAATGTACTCACTACTAGATTTATTATGCGACTCTTCGCTATACATTTGATACTGCTGTAATATCTGTATAAAGTCTCGCATCACAGAGGCTCTAAGAGAGGGGAAAGTTTTACGACATATAGTTATAGTCTTGCCTCTATTTTCAGGACAGTAATAAAATATAATCCAAATAAGTATGTTATATGTTTTGCCTGAGCGTGTACCACCCTGCTCTACTATAATTTTTTTATCAGAGTTAAGTAGATGCTTACATACAACATTTGTATCAATCGTGGATTGTTTCCCCACTTTCTATAATATTGATTCTAATATCATTGGGCAGACCTTCAGCACCTGTTATTTCTTGTCGCTCTACATAGCCTCTTCTCTTGCCTTTAGTCTTTAAATAAAATATAGTTGCAGCAGTATTGCCTCCTTTAATTTGTTGATGCAGTTGACTCTCAGCGAAATCAAGTGCAATATCTTGTATTGAATCCACCTCAGCTTTAAACTCAGGGTCTTTTAACCACTCATAGAATTGTGTCCTGCCTATACCAACTTGCTTACAAGCTGTGGTAACTACCCCTAAGGATTTTTCTAAAGCTTCTATTACTGCTTTTTTATGTTGTTCGGTTTTGTTCATTTCTTAATTGAGTTAAAAAATTCCAATCTAGCTTCATCGCTTTCTTTAAACGCTCCTATTAACTTAGTAGTTGTTGTCCAAGTGTCGTGCTTTTTTACTCCTCGCATTTCCATACACATATGTTTAGCTGACAAAGATACTGCCACTCCTTTAGCCTCTAGTTTGTCTTGCAAAAATTCTGCTACCTGTGTAGTTATTCTTTCTTGGTTCTGTAACCTGTGTGCAAACAAATCTAATGTTCTAGCTAATTTACTTAGTCCTACAATCTTATCTTTTGGTATGTAAGCTATATGCCCATAACCAAAGAAAGGTGCTATGTGATGTTCGCATAATGAGTAAAAAGGTATATTAGTTTGAACTATCATTTCGTCATATCCCTCGCTACTAAATGTGGTAAAGTTCCAATCAGGTATAGTTAGAAACTGCTTAAAAAACTTAACATATCTTTTAGGTGTTTCTTGAAGTCCTTCTCTTGTAACATCCTCTCCAAAGTATTGCAATAGCCTTGTAACATTATCTTCTACATTACCATTGTGATTCTCCCAAGGAAATACTATCCATTCGTTTTTATACTCTTCTCTCTTATCTATTAATGCTGCAAATGGTTTTTTGTATTTTTTATATTGTTCTAGTGTCGCTCCACTATCAATTAAGTCATCTACTATTACATCAGCTTGTTCAATTTTATCTACTGCGTTACCTAACATACCTGCTATAATCTGTCCACCTCTAGGCACACCATAGTATTTTGTGTTAGGCTCATAAGCAGATTTTAGATAGTTAAGTCTGTTATATATTTCCTGCCAAGTAATATTAGTTTTTAAACTCCTGTCTTTTTGTTCCATATTTCTATATGTAATCTAGTTGTAAAATTTAAATGATTCTTCTTTGCTAGTTCTACAACTGTCTCTTTATTTTGGTTAAGCAGTTCTTGATTCTCACCTGCAGGCATAAGATATACTTTTTTCTTATCAACTAAAAATAAATAGTCATTCTTAATTTCTTGCCATTCCTTTTCAGAGTTAACTACAAACTTAAATATAGTGTTGTGCTTGTTTAGTTCTTTAATTACTTCAGGCTTGTATGTTATGCTTTTATCGTTTCCGCTATTAGTTAGTTTCGGACTACAATTCCAAAGACCAATATTGTTTAACAAAAACTCACTAGGCATTATTGTCCCATTTGTTTCTACCTCAAAAAATGCATCTACTTTTAAATCAAACTTCACATATTTAATAAACTCTTCTAATGCTGATTGTTGCATTGTAGGCTCTCCTCCTGTTAAAATAATATGTGCACCATTTTTTATAGCCTCGATACATTCCCCATCCAAGACATCTTTCATTTCTTTACTTTGTGCTTTCATCCACACCTCGACAGTATCGCATCTCCACTCAGCGTCATTATGTAACTCTCCATCAAATTGAGTTCCCATTCCTCCACACATTAAGTTACAGCCACCTAGTCTTACAAATACACTTGGCACTCCTACTGTTTTGCCCTCTCCTTGTATGGAGTAAAATACTTCGCTAATTGCTAACTTCTTCATATATAATTGTGCTTGATTTTGTTTCGGCTAACTCTATCTTAGTTATAGGTAATTTGCCTTCGTTTTTTATTCTATTAAAAATCCAAATAGCCATATTCTCTGCACTTGTTTCAAATGGTACAGATATAAATGGTTCGTCTGCCAATCTAAATACATCTACTAATGGGTCTTCTTCAAACAGAATAAAGTAGTGGTCATATTTTTTTATAATAGGCTCGGCTATGTTATCTATATCTGAAAACAACATAGTAACACCATCTTTCATTTCGGTAAATTTAAACTCACATACTACATCGTAGGTGTGTCCGTGTAATCTACCACACTTTTCTCCTGCATTTTTATTTCTATGCCCTGCATAAAAGTGATATTTTTTTCTAATTTTTATCATTGATAATTTTTTTAACATATTCATACTCGTGCCATATGTTTAATTCAGCACCATCATAATCATTACTAACTATGTGTGCTTCTAATTTTCTGCCCCAATCAGACAAATAAGCTAGTTCTTTGCAATATTCATATTTTTTATCTTTTGCATTGTTTAAAACACTTACCGCTGAATCAATACTAAAAGGTTTGAATTTATTTTTTATATGATACATTTCTTTAAAACTTCTAAAATTAGGATAAACTAAATTACACATAAATGCATCTGCTTCTAGTGCTGTCCAACTAACATAGTCTTGTAGCGAACAATTGAATTGTATCTTTGCTTCACTTAATTCATAGTAATATTCTTGTTTAGTTAAATTCTTTTTTAGAATAAATCTTTTATTTTGTTTCGCATAATTTTCCAAATCTTTTACTACTCCGTTTAAACTACTTCTAAAATTAGTGCCACTTGTTGTTAGTATAAATTTCCAATCTTGATTTTGTTTTAGAAACTCTTTTGCAACCTCAAGTAAGAAATAAGGATTTTTTTCCTTATCTAATCTGCTAGTATATATAACGTGATTTTTTTTAATTCTATATTCAGGAGCAGTTTTCTCTACATCTTGAATGTCTAAGGGTAAACTAACAACGTGTATAGGCGCTTTAAATCCTGCTGCTCTTAGTTGCTCTTTATGTATAGTACTTCCAACGAATATTGCAGTCATTCTATTGTCAAGACCTAGTTCGTAAAACCTCATCCAATCTTTCATAACATAAGTGAAGTCATACTCATCAACTGACTGAGCGTGTAACATAGCATATACCTTTATGTTTTTATAACCATAAGAATCTAAAGCATAAAAAATAGAATCTATACCTGATGTCCAATAGTCTTGCAAAAAAATAACATCGCCATCCTTAACTTGTGAAGTTCTAATTTTATCTAAGAAGTTATTGCATTGACTTAAACTATATTGTCCTCTACCTACTGCATCTAAAACAGCACCTACCCTAATTTCTTTTCCTGTTTGAAGTTCTCCCTCGACAGGTATAAAATTAACATCATACTTTTCAAATGCTTTTGGCATCCAAATATTAGATAGTTGATAAGTGTATCTTTCTTTTAATGGCTCTAAGCCAAAATACCATACGTTTTTCATAATACTATTGCTCCATTTTCGTTATCTTCTAATACCTCAACTGAATAACAGTCAAACTCTTTATAGATTATTTTTGCTATTTGCTCACAACTTAGTAGCTGAAAGTCTAATAGCTGCATCTCTAAATTCCAAAACCTTTTGTGTAAGTAATTTATTATTTGTTTTTTAAACTTTATTATTTCTATATCTCTATCGTCGTGGGTAACCTCTTTTTTTACATTGATATAAAAGTTATGCCTATGTAAGTTTAAAAGATACTCCACTTCCTTAATGTCGCAATCTTTCCATTGATGCACTCCTTCTGCTATTATATTAACTACTATTAGTGTTTTTGTTTCCATTGATTATAATTTAAGTTGTCTAAGTTATCATTGATATAAAGTAGCACATTAAGCTGATGTGTATTTGCTATTGCTAAAAATAAATTAAGTCCTAACCTTTTTGCATATTGTTGATACTTTGTATATGCAACTGCGTTTAACATAGTGCCAATGCTTCTTGCTCCCTTGTGATTATCTAAATTACTAAAGTCCTTAGGGGTTACCTTTAATTCTTCTAAAGCCTGTTTAAGTCCTATTGGCATCTTTTTTTTTCTAGTCAGAACATCTATGTATCTAACAGATTTAATTTTATCTTCAAACCAATTTAATATACCATACACTTCGCTTGATTGTAACCAACTACTACTGTCTACGGAATGTAATGGTAGTCTAAATATATCATTGTATTGAACAAAGCCTAAAGCGTGTATATCTGCTTTGCTGTTTTTATATACATCTTGATATCTTTTTAACATCCAATCGCCTCTATTTGTAACACCACCTGCGACACATAAATGTTTTTGATTCTGTACTGCTTTGTTTAAAAATTCCCAATCAGTATCATACTCAGTAAAAACATACATAGGATTAAATCCTCTATCTAACATTGTAAGATAATTTTGTCTTGTCTTTTTTTCGTTTTTAATTACATCAAGCATTACATATTTTTCTACCTTATGTGCGTTTGTTTCTAAGTAAGAACAATAGCTGTCAAGGTTAAGCTTAGATACTTTTTTTGCATTATATATAGTAAAAGCACCGCTATCAATCATTACATTGGCATTACCCTTAACGCTTTCATTTATAACAGCATTATTAAACTTTGGTGCTTTACCTGTGTAAGCGTAACTAACTAATATGTTAAAATGTGTGTTATTTGACTTCACATCCTTTAAAATTTTCTTCTAACCAAATTGTAATCTTTTCAGTTATCTCAGATTTTTTTTCTTTATTAGTTTCATCAAGCACTATAACTACTCTTTCATTTGCATCATCTTTTTTTTCCGCTTCTTCTATATAATCTAAATCGTCCCAATCATATTTAACTCCATCTAGTCCCCACTTTTCTAACAGCACATTATCCCAATCATTTGCTAATATATCCCAATCCCACTCTCCAAAGCCTACGTTGTCTTTAATTATAAATTCTTGCTTCTGCTGCTCTGTCCAACCTTTTGCTATTAATATATCTACTTGCTTTAGACCTGCTTCTTGACAAGCTTTTAATCTCATATTACCTCCAAGCACTATCATATCTTCATCAACTACTATAGGTCTTTTTTCTAGCATTTCAGGAAACTCCTTTATACTATCTACTAGCTTTTTAAATTTATAGTCCTTTATGATTCTAGGATTGTTATCGTTTGGTTTTATTTCATTTATTTTCACTTTCATAATATACTTTTTATATAAGCCTTACTGTTTTTTCATACATATAAATAAATAGTTCTACCTCGACAGGGTCTGCCTTTTCTATTATGCTTTTAGCTTGTAATTTTTTTGCATTGCCTGTACCGAATTTATCTAATATTTGATGAAAATAAAATTCTAACTTTTTATTGTATCGGCAGTATAAAGGATAATTTCTATATGAATGTAGTGCTGTGGCGTGGTCCATCTGTCTACCATTACTAATAAAAAAATTTTTTATTGCTTCGTATGTCATATTTTCAACATCTCTCATAACATATATAAGCAAAGACCTAATTTCTATTACCTCTTGTTTTCTAGTGTTTTCAAAAGGATTAACATCAGTTATATCTTTTATTAGTTTTGCTATTTTTTCTATGTACTCCTTATTGTAAACTTTCTTTTTATATTTCTTTTTAGGTTCTATAATTTCTCCCATAATGTATATTCATTTATGTCCTGTTCGACGTTATTTATGTACTCCTGTATAGCTTGTTCGCATTTCTTTTCTCCATCGTAATAAAACTCCTCACTTACCTCACAAACTTTTGGCACTAAAGAATCTTTATCTATTGCAATAAATAAAAAGTCCTTGTAGCTTACATTAAATAAATTACAGTAAATGTAACATTGTAAGTCATAAGAATAGTTTCGTGCAGAGTGTTTAAAGTTTCTAATATTAGTTGTAGTCTTTAAATCTATAATACCGCCATCCTTAGTTATGATATCTGCTTTGCCTCTAAATGGCATACCCATAACCTCTCCTGCTATTGGTACTTCAAACTTTGCTTTATTTAAATAAGAAACTAACTTGCTATTTTTTAAAAATGCATCTGCTAATCTTTCGGCTGATTGTCTTTCTTTAAATGTAAAAGCCTTACCATTTTCTTCTACTGCTAACTTATATGCCTTTGATGCTTTGCTTTGTACATCTACAAATACCTGTGATTCAAAAACGTTTGGCTCTAGTATAGCTGTATGAAATAACCATCCATCTCTAAGTGCCTGTGTTTCAGACTGTCCGTATTTAGTTATAAAATAATATTTTTTATAAGAGTCTAATAACAACTTAGCATTAGAACTACTAAGCATATTTTTACCACATAGCTTGTAATAAAACTCATCATTGTCCATATTATGGATTAGTTCTTCTTTGCTCCAAATAGAGCCATCTAAAAGTTTTATAGTATTATCTTCGCTCATCCCAATCATTTTTAATTACTATTTCACTTTCGACTAAACTGTCATAATCTTGATAGGCAGCCATTAACGAATGTTCTAAGTCTTTTACTTCATCCCATCTGCATCCGTGTGGATTATCTTCCCAAGTAAAATTTAACTCCTGTACCTTTTTTTTGTTTTTATAAATGGTCATTTTATACTCACCACTCATATCTAATTTCCATTCGATAGAGCGTGTCTGTTTATCAAAGTCTTCTAACTTAGTAATAAGTTCTGCCTTTGTACATTTTTCTAATATCTTGTAATAATCTTCGTGGAAGTGTCTTTCTTTTTTACTCATAATTTATTTCTTTCTTGGTTGTAAGTTTAAATAGTCTTTTGTAAAATTTTCGTCTCCTGCTGCGTACCAAATGTTTCCGTAAGATTCTTTCATTAAATATGCAAAGGGAATTCCTAAAGCTGCTGTATATGTTTCGCCACCTTCAAAATTTAAAACTGTTGTTGGTGTAAATTTCACAGAGGTATTTAGAAACAAAATAGGTTTTCTATTCTTTATAAGAAAATCGATATATTTAATTTCTTTATTTATAGGATTAAGTAAATCCATTGTGTAAAATGGTACTTCGTATTGCTGTTTTAAATCTATAAAAATAGGATTGTAATTTAGTGAAGCAAAAAAACCCTCACTTGTTTTTCCATTATCAAAACGAATTTCAGGAAAGTAAAAATCAGGCATTAAAGTATCAATGTAATCTATATCGTATTCTTCTTCAATATTTACAAATTTAATTTTAGCTTGATTAAAATACTTTATCCATTCTTTTTTTGATTTATCTAACTGACTTATACTTTTTTGAGTTATGTAAGGTTGTTCTTTCATAGTTTAATTTTTTCTCTTTGTTTAAGTAATTCTTGCTCTGCTCTTCTTGCTCTTTCTATTGCTCTTAATTTATCTGCTCTATACTCTTCTATTGTTTTATGATACAAACTTTTCTCATAACTCAACTTATTTCCTATTTGTGTTATTTTAAGCACTGCATCTTTTAATAGTTTTAAATCTAAGTTGTCTGGTCTAGCTTTGTACCATTTAGCAGTTATTTCTTGTATAATTAATAAATTGGTATTTAACTCAACATCTTCAAGTGCATTAAATTTTTTATACATATTAAGTTTATTTATTTCCATACTTAAAGATATTAAAAAATATTAATAAACTAGCCATCATTGTAGTTAATTATACTAGCAAGATTTTCATTGATTAAATAACAAGGCTTTTTTACTTTCTTGCTATTCCACAAAGTTGTATCAGGGCACCACATATCCTGAGCCTTTGGCATTTCTAAATCGTTTAACCAAAACAAACAATTTACTTTAGGGTCATTTATAAAATATAATTTAACAATACTATCGTCCATTAACATAAGCTGGTCATACTTATATTTTTCTAGCATTTTATCTTCGTAGTATTTGTTTCTGAACTTCATCTCTACAACACAATCAAAACCTTTAGGTGTTTTACCTTTTGCGTCATAGTGCTCATATCCTCCACCACACCACTCAAGTTCCCATCCATCAAAGTTTAATAAGATAATTACAGCTTGTTCCCACCTATGTACATCTTTTAAATTCAATCCTGTCCATTTTTGTATATAACATTAAGTTGCTCAATCCAAGTGTTATAAGTTTTAGGACTACAGGTGCAAGGCAAATAGTAACTGTGTTTAAAATAATAAGCGTGTAATCTACCAAGTAATTCCTGCTCTTGTTTTGTCATTGTTTTTTTATTATTTGCTAGAAACTCTGTCCAAGCATCATAATGTATTTTAGTCATTTTAAGCATTACGATTAATTTTAAGATTGTTTAATTTTTCTTTTCTATCGTTGCAACCACAGCTTTCATACTTAAAAATGTCAAACCATATTTTATTATGTAGCCATTTTATTCCTGTTACTTTAAATATTTTTTCTACTAAATCTCCTAGTTTCATTTTTCAAAAATTTTATTAGACAAAAATCGTTTTACTTTATTATATGTATTGTATATAGAATAATAACTAATCTTAGTTTTATCGGATAAGCTTTTTATACTTTCACCACTTTGAATGTAATCATATATTTTTCTGTCATACCAATGCAGCTTAGTTAATTCGTTGTCTATTTTGTTTTGATACTTTTGTATGTTATCAAACTCAGTAAACGGATTGATATGTAATTTGTCAAATATGTTTACAATATCCTCATCACTAAAATCCTCAGTATTTTCTATTGGTATAAAATTAACCTTAGATTGTTTTCTAGTTAAGTCTATAAACATTGTTCTTAATGTTCTAAAAATATAAAAATGATTTATTTCAGCTTCGTTGTACATTATATCTCCACCCTTTTTAAGTATGTAGTGTATTTTTATATACATTTCTTGCACTAAATCTTCTGCTGTTTCACTATTACAGCCAAAGCTTTTAACTACTCTTATCCAATCATTATGTTTCTCTGCCAATAATTCTAAGGTAGTTTTCATATTTTAAACCAAGTTATATGAAACCCAAAGATAAATAACATAATAGTTATCTGCTCATAGTAATCTTCTTCATCTACATAATCGAAATCAGGTTCAAGGTTAGGATTATAATATAAAAAGCCAAAAGCAGTACCATAAATTGGTATTAATTGTATGTTTACACCTGTATTATTTATATTAAATTGTATCAAAATGGTAAATTAGTTTGTACTCGCTTTGGTAAATCTAACAAATTTTTTCCATTTATTTCAAAACCAACGTTATTTAAGACACTTTTAAGCCTTATAGGAGCGTCAATAGGTGTTGGTCTACCCCCTGTGTCCACATCTTTAACTTTACGCACGTGTATAAGGCTATACATCCATTCCGTTGGATGCTGCACATACCTGTGAATTACTAAAAAATCATCTGCACGATTAACAAACTTACCTCCACCCTCAACATCACTAGCCATTGGTGGTATAGGATGCCCATAGTATTCGTGTCTTTCTGAGTGTTTTTTTCTTAGTGCGTCAGTACTAGCGTGTGTATTAAGCCATATAGTAACTTGATTTCTTTTACAAAATACTCTCATTTCACTACAAGCAAAGTAATCATATTCGTGTCCGTTATGTGTTTTAGATAACCGTTTGTCTTTCATCATAGAATTATATGGGTCTATTAATAAACCATCATAGTTCCAAGCTTTTTTTACATTTTCGGCTAGTTCTAATATTTCTTTATAACTATATAATTGTGTAGGGTCTATAAATTTAAAGTGGTCATTAATAAACTCACTTCTATTTTTAAAATGTTCTTCTTCTATTTTGTTAATTACATTGCCCTCCATAAACTCTATTAATTTTTTAATAAGAGTATAAGGTTCATTTTCGCTACTAAACACTAGCCATTTTAAATTGTGCTTTATACTATATATTAACATTAAATATAGAACTACAGTTGTCTTACCTGTATTAGCGTGACCAAGTATTACATTAAAATTACCCGATTTAAATCTAAAGTGTTCGTCTATTTCAGGTATATCAACTCTAAGTCCTTCCTTAATTTGACCACTTCTTACTTGTTTAATTTTTTCTAAATGGTCTTTAAAATCTATTATCATATTTCTTTCTTTCTTTAAATATAAAAAAAAGAGCAACAAAACTAATTGCTGCCCTTCACATTAACTAAAAACAAAATCACTATTAAAAAGGTAAACTTTCATCTCTATCAGGACTATGGTCTGTCGCTGACACTTGTTCTTTAGGTATAGGTTTAAAATCGTTTAATACAGCATAAAGTTTCTGACCATCTTTAGAAGTACAAATATCTATATTTAAATAGCCTTTGTTTTCTGCTGCTACTTCCTTTAACCTTATTAATTCTTTTGCAAAGACATCTACTCTAACTCCAATTGAAACTTTTTTCCAATCTACATTTCCTTCTTTACAATAAAGTCCATTTATTAATTTACTATCCATTACAATTTATTTAAAATTTGTTTTAAAGCTATAAAATCTTTTTCTGTTTCTTCTATTACAAAGTCTTTATTATCCTTTGCAAAAGCCTGCATATTTTCCTTGTAACATACTTGCAATAAAATACTGTCGTTTGTACTTGCATTTCTGCTACCACCACTACTAAAATTTGGTCTAGGCTGTGCAACAAATGCAGCGTTTTTATACTGCTCATTTTTAATTTCATACTCTACCTCGTCTCCTATTTGCTTTTTGAACTCTCCTTTTGCTAAAAATTTCCATTGCTGTCCATCTGCAAATGTTACTAGGAATCTATTATATTTCATTCCTTTAATTTCTGCCTCGCCATTTGGTTGGTAGGCAACAATCTTTCCTGTTTTAATACTCATAATCTTTCTTTAAATTTTGGTTTGTTACTTCTAATTTTGCCTCTAGTTCCTCAACCTTATTTCTTAAGGTATCTACCTCGGCTTGTAAAATTCTAATTAAGTCCTCATTATATGTCATCCGTTTCGGTTTTTTTAGATTGACGTTTAATAAGTTCTTCTCTCGCTGCTTTTCTAGTAGCGTCTAATAAAGTGTCATTGTCTCGCAAATCAACTAAATCTTGGTCCGATAAATAATTAATTAAAGCTATCATATAAACTATTTTCCTTAAAGATATTAAAAATAATTAATAAAACAAAAAAAGGGCAGCTAAATTAACAGCCACCCTAACAGAGTAATAATACCCTAACAAAGAAAGAAACTTAATCAAATATAGGACTTATAATTGTTTTTTACAAGTTCACTATAATATTTTATCATATCTAATAACTCAACATTACTATATTTTATTGTCTTATGACTTAAGCTATGTAACTCATTGCTTAAATCTTGTCCTAAGTATAGCGAATATTTAAACTGCTCACCGTATCTAAAGACATTACAGGCTTTACATTGAGGCTTAACATTGCGTTCATCCCAACGAATAGAGTAATGTTTTCTACTCATAAAGTGTCCTGCTTGAATTTCCTTCCAATAGATTTTCTTATTGCAAGTAACACAAGTACAATATCCATTGTTGTCCGCATTAGATAGTCTTATATACTGACTAAACACCGTATCAAGTTTTTTTACTAAACTACTTCTTGTTGGTTTTTTAGCCATTAATTTTGTTATATGTAAAATTTTACTTTATTATACTAATATAGTACTATGATACTATTATAGTATCTAATACTATTATAATACTAATATAGTACTAATCCATCGCAGTTAATAACTGCTCTCCTAAATTAGCATCAATAGTTTTTATTTGTTTATAGATAAATTTACTATCAGACTTAACTTTTTCTTTTTCATACTTTTTACTATCTATGCCTAAGTTTGTATATTGTATAGCATCTAGCTGTAATAAATCATCTGTTTTTTCTTTAACAGTTCTATAAAAATCTTTAGCTATTTTTTCGGCAAGTAATTTGATAGTCATTTCTTCTGACATTTTTATATATTTAAAAGATTAAAAAGTAAATATAGGGAATTTTTTTATCGTCCCTGTTGCGATATATTTTTAGCTGTTCTTATGCATTTTATTGCCAAAGACTTTTTCTACCCCACGACTACCGAAGTAACCACCTATAACTATGCTTAAAAGTCCTGTAATAGAGTCTAAAGGATAACCTAAATACCAACCGACTACATAGCTTACTGTTAAAAATACAAGCGTTAATGGTCTTACATTATTTGCTAACCAAGAACTACTACCAGCATCTGCAACCCATCTACGAGTTACTCCATCTATCTCTGCTCTCTCTAATTCAAGTTTCTTTAAGGCTACGGACTTATCCTCCTCCGACATCTCAGAACCTCCTATAATCGCTTGTATGACGTTTCCTGCTAATGTATCTCCTGCAACTGCTTCAACTACATTAGGTATTTTTTTTAATAGAAACTGACCTACTTGGGTGTCCTTAAATTTCTTTTTGTCAGACATAGTGTACTTCCTACGGTGTTAGTAAGTCCAAACGCTGTTTGGCTTGGAGTCATCTGTGTCACAATGTATAAAGGTTTTAGCAACTCCAATTCTACGGAATCCTGCTTTGATAAGTGCAGATAGTATAACGTATCTTTCGTGTCCGCCACCAACCGCAATATCTGCTGCGACTCCAATAAGATGTGAGGAGTTTGGTACTCCACCAACTTCGGCATTATGTTCTTTTGTTCTATAACCACTTGTGATTTTAAAGGATATTCCTGCAATGTCTCTTGCGTGGTCAAGTTTATAAAGAAAGTTACTATCCATATTCTTACCTGAATTAGGTAAATCAGGACTGTCAAATTCCGATAAAGAAAAATAATTAAGGTTCATACAA